GGTGACGGTGCCGACAAGTTTGGCTTCTATCTCACTCTGGATAATGTCGCTGTTCTTCTGCGCATTTGCCGGTGCGTGTGCTCCCTGACTATGGTCTACGGCAGCATCCACTTGTGCCGCTGTGTGGAGTAGCGTTTTATCTGCCATTTGCTACCCCCTTACCTTTAGGTATTCATCATCACTGGATTTTAGAGTGAATCCTTCGGAATCATTTAAGCCAAACAACTCAGCGGGAGTCTTGAATTTATTTGCCAATGCGCGTTCGAGATTATTCTGTGCAGCTGGGGATTGTGTCCAAATGTCCGGAAGGCATAATCTTGATCCGTCCATAAGCCCTCCCTCTACGATGTAATTTGAGACAATTGGGCGGCATTTTTTGCCGCTAAAATTTCCATGCCTTCATGCGTCATGATACCACCGCCCAATCACCAGCCGTGAAGGTATACAGCAGTTTTGCGTCAGTTTCCCAAAAAGTAGACCCAGCTGTGATTTCCAGTTTTTCTGTTGCTGTTTGTGCGGCACGTTCGGCCGCGGTTCCTTGGTAGTGCTGCGGGTTTTTCACTAATTCGATTGCCATGACCGTACCGCCTTTCATATTCATCCGGATTTTTCCGGTTTCGTTCTAATTGAAGGAGGGGCCGAAGCCCCTCCAGGTGTTAGGAAATCATTGCGCCAGGGACAAGCGGCTCGTACTCAACGTACAATGTCGCTCCGCCTGTTGCAGGCGGGCCTGCGCTGTAGATGGTCTGAATGACACCAGGACCGAGGATGATGGGCATGTGTTCGTTGGCCGCGACACCGATTCCGGCCGCCGTGGTTTTCACCAATGCGGTTGCCGCGACACCATCGCATACGAAAAGCTGATTGAGCGCCGCACTGGCCGTGTCTGTCGCCGCGGACAGGTCTGTGGCGGATCCGCCGGTCGGAGTAAACGAGAACTTCAAGGTGTTCGCGCCGGCAGGAAGGGCAGTCGTGATGAGCATCCCAAGATGCTTAATCGCAACGATCCCGGTGACGGTGAACTTGGTTGCCGTTCCGGTCAACACCGCGGCAGCCTGTCCAAGACTCACACCACGAGAGATATGGGTCTGAATAAACTCCTGGCGCTCGACCATCGAGCCGTCGGCATTCGCCAAAACAGCCGATGAGTCAAACTGATTGTCTGAGGAGTTCGCGCCCAAGATATTAGCAGAATTGTCTCTGAGCATGTGCGTTCCTCCTTATACGATGGCGGAATCCGGAATATCCTGAGCAAACCGCGCTTCGGTCAGGATGGCGACGATGCCGCCGACATAAGTAAAGTCCGCGACTTCGGCAGACTTGAGCCGGATGTAGCTGTACCCGGACGCAAGCAGCGCCTCAGCATCCACATCGATTTTGAAGATCAGCCCTGCGCCAGCGCCAGCCACAAATCCGGTGCTTGCAACGGTCGTGTGAGCCCCGTACGTATCATCAGCACTTGCGGCCTGGTACGTGAACGGAACGGCAGACACAGCAGCAGCCGCAGCATTTGAACAGGCTTCAACCGTAATGGTTGCAGTACCCGCACCGGAAGCTGCACCACGCAGGATAAGGAACTGAATGTGATTCCAGTCCTTCATGTTGATGACATCAGAATAAACCGTACCGGAAAATGCGTCAGCAACGGGCGCAAGGCCCATTACGACATGATTGAGATCTTTCATGGTATCCCTCCTTGATTTAATGGAGGGGAGGATACCTCCCCTCGCAACGATGGTTATCGAGCATCCAGAGTGACGAAACTGGAGCGGGCATTGGAGCTGTTCTTGATGGTCAAAGTCTTGTTTTTCTTCGTCATGCCGTTTGCGCGGAAGATGAAGCGGAAGCAATTCTCTGCCTGCAGGAACTGGACATGCATCGAGGTATCAGCCTGGATGCCGCCCTTGGTGATGAGCATGTACTGGGACAGGTCAGCGAACATGAGATCGCCCTTGTCGCCAATGGCGGAACAGTGGTCGGTCTCATAAACGGGACGGCCTTTCAGCGAAGCAACAGACCCGACACTGGATGCAGACAGGTACACCGGAACGCCGCCAACGCCGATCGGGAAAGTCATGAAGTCAAACTGTTCTGAGAGATCCGGGTGCGCAAGCCATACGGCCTTGGACTTGTCGAGCTGACGGGCGTACATCTTTACGATGTTTTCCCACAGCACGGTGTCGGCAACCTGACCGGCTTCCTTGGCAACAGAAACAGTGGACCCGCTTGTGAGAATCGACTGCGGAATACCTGCGCCGGCTTTGCTGATGATGCATGCCTCCAGCTCGCGCTGGATGGCTGCGGTGAAAGCCTTGGTGTAAAGCTGCGAAATGAAATTGCTGTCCTGGTCAAGCTCGTATGTCGCATACGCGAAACCGAGCAGCTTTTCCAGATCCATCTTCATTTCCTTGAGCTTCGGCTTAGTTGCAGATGCGGTGGCTGCTTCAGCGGCCCAATACACCTGAACACCGCCGAACACGGTGGTGGCAACACTGGTTTCGTCGATATCAACCCACTTGACGCCACTGGAACCCGCGCCGACTTCGTACTTGTCGACCAAGGGGAGGATGTTGCCGGATTTGGCTGCGGTGTCCATCATCATGCCGGCAAAGTCGGTCTGCACGGCAAAGCCGCCTTCTTCAGGAAGACCCTCATTGGCACCAGATGCCGCATTGCGGTATTCATTGTTCAGTCGGTTCAGTCGCTCGTCCATGATACCGGTCGTGGCGACTTGCTTCACGGCCTTCAGCTGCTCGGCGAAGTTCTGAAACGGGGTAATTCCGGAGGTCGTTTTGGCAGTGGCATGGATGGGTGTGGTGACGATCTTCTTGTCCTCGGCTGCTTTCGCTTCGAGCTTCTGTTCGGCATCAATGGATGCCTCAAGATTCCCGATTTCGACCTGGAGCGCGTTGAACTTTGCCATTTCCTCGGCAGACATGGCACGATTCTCGGAAAGGGCAGCACTGACAAGAGTCTGCTGTTCGGCCATCTTGGCCTTCAAGAGTTTTCTGAACATAATCTCCTCCTGTTCAAATTGATTTGCATTTGGTACGTCAAATTAACCGGAGACTCTCCGGGGACGGCAGGTGTTGTAGGTTCTTCATGTGCAATGGCTTTTTTGAATTCCATCAATTGCTTGATTGAATCGCTTGCGCTGTTTTGGAACGACAAACGGTTGTATAAAAAAGCATTTGATGCTGAATTTTTGGTGGTTCCGTCTTTCTCTCCCGCGATTTTGTCCGCGAACCCGTTTTCCACCGCGACCTTTGCGCTCATCCAGGTCTCGTTGTCCATCATCTCCGCGATTTTTGCACGCGATTTGTGCGTTTTGGTTTGATACGCGTTGATGATTGAATCCTTGATGGTGTCCAGAATTTCTGCGGTGTGCCTCATGTCCTTAGCATCGCCGGAGGTGTCTGTCCACGGATTATGAATCATCAATATGGACATGGGATTCATGACAATCTCATCCCCTGCCATAGCAATAACCGATGCGGCCGACATAGCCTTTCCATCAATCTGGACAGTGATCCGCCCTTTGTGTTCCATGAGTGCGTGATAGATGCCGGCGGCCGCAATGACATCCCCGCCGTAACTATCAATCCACAACGTGATATTTTTACCGTCGTATTTCTTCAGCTCGTTCCTGAAAGCATTGGGTGATGCTGCAGGTTCCTTGAACCATTCATAGATCCATGCTTGCGAGTCATCAACAATGTCCCCATCAATCCTCAACTCGACATCTTCATTCTGAACAATGAAATTCCAAAATCTCATATGTGGCCCCCTCCTTCCTTCAGCATTTTGACGATCTTCTCCGCCATTGCCTTCGTCTGTTCGCTGCCCGCTTCTACCATGTTCAGTGGCGACAAATAAATATCGCCATTGGCGATGGGTAGCATATTCTCCAAACGGCGGATATCATTGACAGACATCCAACCCCATTGACGGGCGATTGCGTATGCGTCAGATCGCGATTTCATATCGCCGCGCAAAAGCCCGGCAACATTGAACTCAATAAAATATCCCGCCCGGCGCTCTGCCGGCGTGAGGAGCTGCATGTTTATGTTCTCTTCCCAGCGCTTGAAGTGC